CTGTTCGTCTTTGATTTTGCCAACGACTTCCTTTGCCGCATCGAGGTGGTGTCCGGCAAGAACGGCGTGAACTTTTCCTGTTAGACCATCCCCCGATTTGGAAGCGTGGTCATTGGCGGCGTCAATGTGATTTTGGAGTTTGCTTTTCAGCCCGCTAATAGTGCTAACTGATTCATCGCGCATATTCTTAAGTTCGCTTTTAACGGCGGGGCGAGCGCGTACACCATAAGCCTCCGCCTCGGTATTATTAACCCTTACGGCGTTTGGATACTTCTTTACTGCGGCATCAACTTTTTTGTTGTATTCGTGGATTTGGCTTTGGAGTTCATCGTGCCTTTTCATACCGTAGGCAACGGCTGCGCCAATTAAAACAGCGTTTTTGCTGACACGAGAGTAGATGCCTTGGTTGGCAAGAAGTTCGTCTGAAGAAAAGGCGTTGCTCATAGCCCCAATAATAGAGCCCGATTTAGATTTTTTTGATTTTGGTTATTCCCAAGAGTGCTTGGTTAATCCGAGTTCGTGGGCTTTGGTGGGGTTATCTTCTATCCACGAGTTGTGGTGATTACAAACGAGGATAATCCCCGACATATCCAAGAGGTTCGCATCGCTTTGGCCCGACCGAGCGCGTGAAAGGATTTCGTGACCGTTTACATCTCCGAAGCAAGGTGTTCCGATTATCTCTCTAACTGAACACTTCCAAGTCTCACGCTTGCCGAAGTGCTCGAGCATCGCCTCTCGGCGTTTGGTATTCACCTCACGGCGTTTGTCGCTTATGGGGTTGAGCCGAGTTCGCTTCATCTGCGTTGGCTTGCGTTCCAACGGCTTGCGCTTTAGGGCTTTGGTTTTCGTTTCAGCACTACGGCAGTTCTTACAACGAGGCAAGAACTTTTCTGGCTTGTCACGGCGAGGTATGAAGTCACTAGTAGGGAGCAGTTCCCTACACGAACCGCAACGCTTGATGTCCACTACTTAGTGGTGTAGATAGCGTTATCGGTTGTGTAGATAGTTTGGACCGTCTTCTCGGCGGCCAAATACTTCGCTACTTCCGTTTGGAAAGCGGGGAGTTGTGAGGTGTTCTCAATCACGCTCAATCCAATAACTGTCAAACCCTCAAGTGCTTGTGCTTGTGCCGCAATCGCTTGGTTAAGGGTTTTGCTTGGTGAACCAATCGCATTGTTGAGTGCGTTTATATCTTCCGACAAACGAACGAAGTATTTGTTGGTGGTAGTGACATTGTTAGCGGCGAGTGCTTTCTGTGTATTGTTGTAATCCGCAAGAGTGTGCTTTTCAGCAACAACGAAAGTTGGCTTCCAAATCTTCCACATAGCCGCTTCTGCTTGTGCCTTTGTGGTGGTAGTAGTCGTTGGGCCAGAGGTGCTAATGACGCCAGCCGACATAAGAAGAATCGTTGCTACTAGAGCGAAGACCACTGCGGCGACCCACTTGGTCTTAGTGCTTAGTGCGAGGAATCGCTCGGATGGCTTGATAGGTGTAGTGGTCATTGTTCGCCCCTTGCTAGTGCGTTTTGGTTATTAGAACTTACCATAGTGATACCCGGCACACTTACAGGCCCAGCCCCTAGAGCAAATCCACTGCTGAAAAGAACTTCGTTGTTGTTCTTCTCGGAGAACTCGTTATACATTTTGATAAATTGCGCTCGGACAGTTGAGGGATTATCCGTCTGGCAAATCTCCCACCAGCCGATTGCTTTTACGGTTTTGGAAATTGCTTCGTTCGACCAAGGTGGCCGTGAGAGGTTTTGCCAATTGTGTAATCCGTATCGCTCAACGGCATCTGCTACTTCGGCCCACGCTTCGTTGGCACTCATAGATAACACGCCAGCGATTTCAGCACAGCGCTTTCGGATGCCCGCAATCGTGGGGTATCGCTCTTCTTTGAGAATCCAATCTTGGGCGGCCCTAAACACGAGCCCGACATCTAAGTCTCCGAGCATCGCATTCCACATCTCCACCGTTTCAGCACTCATAGTGAGATTTGGAAACGCCGCCGATAGGAGAGCGCAAACTTTTGCTGTGTCAATCCGTTCCATTATTCGCCCCTCTGTAGGAACTCTTCGATACCGCTAAAGCCCTTTGGCTTCTTGGTGTCGGTCTTTAGACCCTCACCGTCAGAAAGATAATCTTTCCAGCGTTGCTTAGGGCCGAAGAAAGTCGAGGCGTGGAGTGTGTATTCGATTTCCTTGCCTTTTCTGAAAGCGGCATAATTTACAACTGCTTCTCTCAATTCTGCTGGTGATACCCCAGAGCGAAGTACGGACTTTAGTGCTTGTAGTGCTGCCGAGCGACCTACCTTGCGGGGGTATATTTCCCAAAGGTCGTTGAAGACAGATTCGTATTCCGATTCCTTTTTTGCTTTCTCCGCTTTTTTAGAAGCGGGGGAAGTACTTTTAGTACTTTCTTTCTGTTTATTTATATAAAGAGGTGAGTCCTCTTCAGAAGGGACGAAATGTCCACCTATTCGGACAGGATGTCCACCTATTCGGACAAAATGTCCACCTATTTCTTCCTCTTCGGGAACAAAATCCGGGGTGATATCCACATCAGTTTGTGGGAAAAGAAACTCATATTCGGCCACTCTGCGACCTGATGCGGGGCGCAATAAACGCAAGAATCCATCTTCGACCATTTGTGCTTTTGCGCGCTGAACTGATTTGGTTGAGCAGCGACACAACTTCGCAAGATTTTCGTCAGCGATGAAGAGCCGGTGGTTGTAAGTGTCGTTTTCGATATTGCCGAGTCGTAGGTGAATTAGAAACATAGTCCCGGTGTAGGGGGAGTGCTTTTCTACGTATGCTCTGCCAGCATCACTCATAGGTAATTCCTTTGTTAGTTCTAGAGGCAAAGACACTACCCTGCCGAGAAGGGCCAGCGCACGGCTTATTTGGGCCTAAAAAGCCAAAAACCCCCGGAGTGGTATCTCCGAGGGCTTTTGGTTCTAGAACGCCTACAAAGGCGATTTAGGGGGGTATGCGCCTATTCTGGCACTACCTCTGCTGAAACCTTTGCCTTGGTCTTAGCGATTTTGTTCAGAAGAGCGTCGGCTTCTTCGTAGCGAGACTCTGGCAAGTTGGCTACTTTGGGGAAGTTGCCCTCGGCCCACAAGCCCTTGAGAACCTCACGCTGTTCGGGGGTGAGTTGGCGAATCTTGCTGTCGAGAACATCACGCTGGGTAGCGGTGATGATTGGGTCGCCCGACTTGAGCCAAGTCAAGAACTCGTTTGCGCCATCAACGCCCTTGTTCGGTGGGAACACCTTGTCGGCCAAAGACTCACAACGGGTCTTACCGATAATCGTGCGGTGGTCGGTGTCCATCTCAACTACGAGGGTGAACTCATACTCAATTCCGTCACGCTGTTGTGGTGCTAGACCAACTTTCTTCGGTGAGGTGCGACCGGTGCGCTCGTCTTTCTCCAAAGTCCACTCGGTCTTAGAACGCATAGTGGCGATGATGTGACCGTTGAAGTTCAGAATCGCATCAACCATCTGTTGCTGAATTGGCGTAGCGACTTTCCAACCGGCGAAAGAGTTGCCCTTTGCCGCCGCACCTGCTTGGTCAACAAGTTCGAGCAATCCGCCTTGACCGTTGTAGAAGTGAGTCAAGGAGTCAACAACTACGCAAGCGTAGCCTTCTGCTTCAGCAGCCTTGAGTGCCTCAATCAAACGGTTTGGGTGGTAGGGGGCAGACATCGTAAGTGAGTCAAACTCAAATCGGTCGGCGTATAACTTCGCGCTATCGCGCTCGGTGTCAATAACGGCAATCTTTCCACCCTCGGCAAGTGTGGTAGCCCACAACAAAGCCGAGTAGGTTTTGCCTGACCCAGAGGGTCCTGTCACAGCGATTCGGGCCTTTGCTTCGGCCTTTACCGCCTTGGTAAATAATGAACTCATTTGGTTCACCTTTCATCTATTACTCAACAATTACTACGAGTGGTGAAATCTTACCAGAATCTATAGCCGTGTCAAGTCAAAAAAAGCCCTAAATTGCAAGGGTTCTTGCTATGTCACACCCTTTATACTAAACTAGGGTTATGGAAGCGATGACCAAGACCATTAGCCAAGAGGTTCTCAACGAACTTGCTCTTACGCCGGTGCTTGAGTCTGCTACGCCCAATCGCTACAAGGGCAAGTGTGCTGGTTGCGATGCGAAAGTTGCTAAAGCCGAGGGCGCATACGCCAACGGTTCGACTTGGTGCGCCGTAGCACTCGTGAGCCGAGAGTTCGGATACATCTGCCCGAACGCCAATGGCATCATCGAGCAAGTATCAGCACAACACGAAATCAATCGGGCTCGTGAGGTTGAGGTTGCTGCGAAGAACGAGGCTATCTCTGCCGAGGCAGAAGCCCGCCGAATTGCTTACGCCGAATCTGATGAGGGTAAGGCCGAGGTTGCTGCACGCAAGGCTAAGGCCGCCGAACTCAAGAAGAACGGCCTAAAGATTTGTCGCCGTTGCGGTGGTGCTGGTGAAGCCGACAAGTGGCTTAACACAGGTCGTGTTTGCTATGGGTGCGGTGGTAGTGGATACATCACACCCGAAGTGCTATAGTAGAGTTTAGTTATTGAGTAATAGGAGTGGTATGGAAGTTATCCGTGAGTTTGGTGCTGACTTGGCTTTTGCCGGTCTAGACACTATTGGTATGTCGGCGCGGGGTGTAAATCTCACCGGGCGTGACGAGATTGTAGTTTCGGTTGCCGATGGTGAATGGCGAGCCGAGATTGGTGGCTTTGTATCGGTTGAGCAAGCCGAGGCCGCTATGAGTATGGTCCACCAAGGAAGCCTCGTTCGAGACATAGTTGGTGAAAACAACAAGAATCGTTTTGACTTTGCCGTTGGCGTTCTCAAGATGATTGCTGACCAATCGTATGTGTTGCCTACGCCCGCTAAGGACAGCGAGTTAGATGACGCTTTGACCGAGAGTATCCTTGAGGATATTTTCGTTGAGCGTATGTCGGAGATGGAGTAGTTATGTCAGACAACTTTTGGACCAAGCGTGATTACGAGTTCCTAGACGAACGAGGTGCTGATTACTTCGTTCACGATGAGGGCGTGTTTGCTTTCCAAGCGTTCCGTATTTCGGAGAGCAATCCATACTTCGTATCCTTTGACCGAATTGATGCTGGTAAGTCGGCAAAGGTAGGTGACTTCGATTCCCTAGAGCAAGCACAGGCGTTTATTGAATACGCTCGCCGCAAGGGGAACTTCTACACTTCACCAGCAGGTTTCGTATCAAAGAAAAAGGAGAATAACTAATGGGGCTTTCACTCCAAGTAGATGACAGGCAGTATTGGAAGAGCACATACTCGGCTTTCGGAGAGTTCCGTAGAGAGGTAGAGCGAGCGAGTGGAATCACCACCGAGTCGCTTCTCGACAAGGGGTTCACCGAGGCTAATGTTCAGGGTCTATGGGCCGAGAAGCCTAGAGAGCCACTAGCGTTCTTGTTCATTCACTCTGACTGTGACGGAGTTATTGAGGCCGAAGATGCCGAGGTCTTGGCTAATCGCCTTGAGGGTCTGCTTCCGAACTTTAGTGAGGATTGGACTGAAGATGTTGAGGTGTTCATTGACACGCTTCGTGCCGCCGTTGATACCGGGCAACAAGTTGAGTTTTGGTAAAGGAGATACAGGTGTCAGATTTTGATTTCAGCAACGAAGAGATGCCGAGCCTTGAGGATTTTTTGGCTCAAGACGGACAGCCCGAAGATTTTGGTAGCGACGACTACGCTATCAAGAACGATGACGAGGCTCTGTGGGCCGTTCGCCGTATCGCCCAATCGCAACGCCGAATTGACGAGGTGAAGCGACAGGCTCAAATCGAACTCGACCGAATCAATCGTTGGGTCGAAGAAAACACGGTCGGCAACCAGCGCGTAGTTGATTACTTCGAGCGCATAGTTGGTGAATACCTAGTGCGTATCCGTGAAGATGAGCAAGACGGTCGTAAGTCACTTGACTTCCCCGATGGCAAGGTGACTAGTCGCAATACGCCTAGCAAGGTATCTGTCTCGGACTTGGATTCGTTCCTTGAGTGGGCCGAATCAAACGGACACTCGGATTGGGTGCGTATCAAGCGTGAGGCTGATGTTTCCACTATCAAAAAAGTCGTAGACTTTAACGGCGAGGAAGTTATCGACCCAATCACGGGCGCGGTGATTTCCGGCCTCTCGCACACCGAGGGTGGCGTGTCGGTATCGGTAAAGGTATCCGAGTAAGGCACAAGGTTTGTGTTGGCGGGTAGTTCTACTCCGCTCTATTCGCCAACACAATTACAAAGAGAAAGCCCGCTAGGTCTGGTGATTAGCCAAACTTAGCGGGCTTCTTGCTCTTAGAGCAAACAATCGCTAATGCGAGATTACTTCGTGATTGAGGTGGGCTTTACTGCGCCGAGGATTCGGTTAAGTGCTGGGTACTTCGCCTCAAGTGCGTGGGCCAGAGTGCTGTATCCGGTCGCTACGGCTGGGGCTACGATTGCGTAAGCCTGCGTTGGCGAGAGGTTAAAGCCAGCCTTTGCTGCTACCGATACGAGCAGACCGACCAGAGCCGGAACGACATAACGAGTGATTTCAGCAGTAATTGCCTTTGGGTCCAATGCTGGGGTTGTTGCCATAATTATCTCCTTTTCAGAGTATCTAGAGCACCCCAGAGAAACCGAGATGCTTACTTATCTTACCGATATCCGAGTATCGGTGTCAAAGATTTAGGAATCTATTTCGGGGGCCGAATCGCGCTTTAGGAGTTTTTCCAAACCTTTTTCAGCATCCGCCCGGTGCCACCCCAAGTGCCGTTCTACCTTGTCTTCTATGGAATCTAGGCGTAGGTCTATGCGCTCGAATTGGGTGTCGGCGCGCTCAAACTTGAGGTCAATTTGGTCAAATCGGGTGTCGTGGCGTTCCAAAATAGAGAGGATTTTTTCGCTATCGCTATGCCCCTCGGAGCGCATTTTGTGACTAGAGTGCCAGTTTCCAATCGCAACGATAATCGTTGTGAATGCGGTTATACACGCTGCGATTACATACGGCTGGGTCATAGCAGGATTTTAGACTGGGATTTCCAAATCTCGGTTGCTCTAAGAGGCTACGCCACAGTCGTAAATAAACATCTGCTGACTAACATTTGTAATCGCAAAGGATGCCGAGCCCGAAAGTTTCATAGCGGCTTGCCACTTAAATTGAGGCCCTTGACCAAGATTCCAAGTTCTCGGAGTTTGGACAGCGCTTGGTATTTCCCAAAAGGTTTGTGCGCCTGTAATCGTTATTTGTTTACCATCGTAAGCACCAGTGATATCTATTTTGGTGATTTCTTGATACTTACCGCCACCTTGTAAAGCGTTTGGTGCGATTACTCCGATAGAAACTTCGGCAAGGTTGCTACTTGAGTTTTGACCAGAGGTTCCGTTTGTGACACTCACGGTTGGCTCGGTGGTGATAGTCGCAGTGGTAGAGGCAATAGTTGGGGCTTGGTTGAGCAACTGAATATTTACATTGGACATAAAGGTAGCGGTGGTCGAGCCAAAGAACTTGCTATAGGTTCCGCCGCTGAAATACACTTCGTAGGCATTGGTGGAAACATTAGACCACGCCGAGGGTGCGGCCTGCGCTGTCGCCCCAGATGGATAAGTTCCGGTAAACCCCGTTCCTGTAGTTTGCCAATTACACCCAATAACCTGAACGCCATCGGCTAATCCGAACCCGGTTGCGATAACCGGGCCAGTACGGTTAATCATATTTGGAACTTCGTTTAGCCAGCCACCTACATTTGTTCCAATAGCGTAAACGCCGTTGTTTGGAAGAGAGTAGGTGTGGCTGTTTGCTACTGGCGCGCCCGTTGCTGAACCGATTGGGAAGTCAACCTGAATAGCCTCGGTGTAGATAGTTGGAACGGATAGGGTGGGAACTGTCGCCTGTCCACCCGAAAGGCTTACGCCTGTTCCGCTATTCAGCAGTTGTGGTGCGCCCGAAATCGTAAAAGTAGTTGTTAGTTCGGCTCGGTAGATTCGGTTAGGCAAGTATGGCGTAGTGGATACGACACTTGGGAAATTGTGGATTGTGCCACTCGTGGTATTGGTGAACGCACTTGTGTCGGTGTATTCCGTTCCTTTTAGAACCACGACTGGTGAACGGAGTTGCCCGATAACTTCTTTCGGCGCACCCGCCAACGAGCCCATAACCCAAGCATCAGGGCCAGAGAGGGCTACCCAAACGGTGTCACCGATATTTGGAACATACGACTCGGAGAACCGAATACGGTGCATTGGTGTCGTGTCGCCCGCGAGAGTGATACTTACGAATGGATAACTGTGCTTCTTGGCGGTGGTGTCGTAGTTGGGGTCGTAGCCAATCACCACAGCCATACGGATTTCCGTATTTGGCTGGTGGCGAAAGTCGCCATCGTTCTTGATGAGTTCGGCTAAACGCTTGAAGTCTGTAGATGCCATTAGTTGACCTGTCCTTGGTCGTATGCGGCCTGACGGATAGCATCCTTTTTACTACCGTGGCGACGGGCGCGCGCGGTGATTTGTAGTGGGCTATCAAGGTCGAGTGGAATAACCAATTTGTCCACGAAGTAGGAAACGCTCCCATCGCTAGGCAAAGTTGGGTCAACGACAATACAGTTCTTGCGATAGGTCACATTGGGGCGGAAAGGCTCGACATTCAGCACCGTATCTCCCGGCGATACGCTTTGCGAAAGAACCACATCTTGCGAAGAGAAGTTGTTTAATAAACGAATAGTCGTTCCTGCTGGAAGCGAGGTTGCATTTTTGGGAAGACGAACTGGTGAACAGATAATCGAACTATAAAGTTGGCCCGTATAGACATCCATTTTGAGGTCGGTAAAGACTGTGGCGGCATCGTAGATACCCAAGTGCTTACGGCGAACCTTGATAATGTCTGCCACATCAAGAGCGGGATTCACGACTCCCTCGATAGAAACCTGCTCGTCAGCACCCACATACCAGTTGAGGTAAGTGTTAGCGGCGTTCTGAACCTGCTGAATTGTGTATAACTGCTTACGCCCAGACTCACGCCCAACGATACGGCCAAGCGGTCCTTGATAGTAGGTAGGCGAAGTTGGGTCATTGTCAATCGCTTCAGCGCGGAGTGGAACGGCGACTCCAACGCCTTCGCCAGTCGCAATAACGAAGTTCACGGTCTTGTCGACATTGATTTCACGAGTCACTTTGGTAAGTAGCCCACCATCACCATCTAGGAAACTCCAAACTGGCGGTAGCGAGTTCGGGTCGGGAACGGTGCGAAGAACGAACTTGCCTCTCGCATCTACAAACAATTCAGCACCAAGCGCAGTTGCTAGAGCCGTAATGTCTTGCCACGGCGAGCCTGATGAGGTAGCACCGTTATAGGAACTACCCATAATTACGGCATCGGTAATCGGCACATCAACTACGCCAGAGAAGTCAAACTCTGGTGGGCCAAAAGCGGGGTGAACCGGCCATCGGTTATTGATAAGAATCTTTATGGCTTCCATAATCGTTTGAGCCACATAGGTCTGCTCTGGGGTGATGTCAAACGAAGAGATAGCCTCGACTGGAATTGTGTATGGGGTGCGACCTACCGTGACCGGGCCGGTCCATTGGTTTTGAGACAAAACAAGCGATATGTCAGACCCCTTAATGGTGGTCACGACATTTCCCTCTTTGTCTTCGTCAGTAGAAACGCTAGTGATTCGGAATACGCCCATAGGGATTAGTTCGTAGGCTTGGTTATCTGGCACAAGCAAGTTTTCTGGGATTGGGGCTTGGCAAGTCCAAAGGGCAGGGTCAATCTGGCTTGAGTTCCAAAGAACGCCACGATAGACATACAACTGGTGAGCGTAAACATTGACAGGGCCGTAGGCATCGTAAAGGTCGGGAACGATACTCTCGTCTGTGATGGTGATTTCTACAGTTCGGCGCGCGTCTTGGGCCGTGTGGTCAACCGTGACAGTTCCCTTTTCGATATTTAGGTTTGTCACTAATCCGTGCGGAGACTTTGCTTTCACCACGACCATAGGGCGATTAGACCCCAAAAGGGATTGGCGCAGTTTGTCGCTCATCTTTTGCATAGTTAACTTCCGTAGGTGTAGCCGTAGCCGGGTGGTGCGGCTTCTACTGTATCAATCACTAGTTCACGATAGGGCTGTGTTGATGCGTAGTGCGTGACCTGAACATCAGTTTGGATAAAGACATAGCGACGCTCGGCTTCTACAGGGTCAATCAGGATTAGGGTTTCGCCTGTATTCAGCAGATTGAGGAAGTTAGGCCACTCTGCTTCGTTTTCCCAGATAACGGTGAGTTTGGAGTCACGGCCCTGAACCACACCAGCGATTGTGTATGGTCGGCTAGAACCAAGTGGGTAGAAGATACCAACAGGGTGCTTCTGCGATTCCTCAACCTTGTTCTGAACGAGGATTGGGAAGCGTAGGGTGACATCGCTAGAACTAGAAATCCACCAAGAGTTGACAGTAAGTTGGGTCGGCCCAAGCGCAGGGGTGGTCAATCCAGCCACAGGGGAAGTGGAATCGTTGTTCGTAGAGGTTGCTTGTAGGCGATAATAAATATTCTTGCTAGGTGAGCATTCATAGTCATCTACATAGCCAATGCCCGATGCTGAAATAGGTAGGTTCTTAGCCTTGCGAAGCGTAGTCCAAGTTGTTCCGTTGTCTTCGGTTCGGTCAATCTTTACGGTGTAAGAGTCGTTAGCCTCGTTGAGCCAGCCAGAGTTATTCCAAGTAATTGCGGCAACGCGCGTTCCAATTGCTTGCGGGGTGATTACTTCGGTGGACAAACCAGCGGCGGTAGCCGAGGCAAGAGCGCCGAGAGAGTGGACATACCAAATAGGTGTGGTGAGTGGAACTGTGAGTGAGCCATCCCAATTAGCGGCGTCAATCATAACTGTCTCTTCGTTGGCGTTTCCGTAGTCAAGGGTGATTTGACCCGAATCGGCCAAGTCATCAACATTAGAAAGGTTTACGAACTTTGCACCGACAAAAGTAGGAACTGTAAGAGTTGCCGTAAAGGTTGGCAATTCAGCACCTAACTTGATTTCACGAGTTCCCTTGTCGTTGGTGGGGTCAAGAACCCAAAGGGTGTAAGCACCATCCATAGGGGTATTGATTGGAACCGCTAGTGATGTGCCAGTTCCAATAGTCGGGTCGCAAGGTGCTGAAATAGTTGGAATTGCACTATTCAGAATCGTGTAGTTGTTTGCCGTTCCGTCAATCGGAAGAGGTGGGGCTACGGCTTGGAACATAATGTTTGAGAGCGCGTAGATATCACCAGTGACACCTGTAGCGCCCGGGCTCACACTTGCGAGTTGGATTCGTGGACAAGCACGAGTGGCGTTGATAGAGAGAGTGGCGGTATCGCCGGGGTAGGCGGTGACTCTTGCGTAGATAGTCGTAGCACCAATGCTCGTGTCGCCAATAGTGACTACCTGAACGCCGTTGGTGGTGGTTAGGGTTGTGCCTGCTTTGATGAAGAGTGTCGTTGCTGATGGGAGAGTAAAGGTTCCCGTAGCCGTAGTTGCTAGGTCGTAGGCGAATATTGCGTTTGTGGCTACTACTACATTTGAGGGGGCTTGGGCGATAATCGCATTGGGGTAGAAACCCTTATTGCTATCCGAGTTGGGGTCAACTGTTGGGTCTAGACCCAGAGCCCCAATTTTCACGCCCATAATCGCTGCCGTAGTGGAAACGGTGCTAGTGGTGTCGTAGTGGGTTCGACCGTCACTTGTGCCAATAAAGTTTCCTGCCTCGTCATACCAGTCAATAAACATACTGAAAGTTGGAACCGAGTAGGCGATATAGCCAGTCGAAAGTGATGCCGTAGTTGATACTGGTTGGCTCAAAGTTAGGGTGTTGCCAGAGATAGCCGTGATAGTCGTTCCTGCTGAAATGCCAGAACCACTAATAGTCATATTCGCAAGCAGACCTGCTGGGGCTGTGGTGGAGAGGGTAAAGGTTGTTCCACTCGCAGAGGTAGCGCTTAGAGAGAAGTAAGCGCCGTTGATTGATTGGATAAAGCCTGCTAATCCATACCAGCCAGAGGGTTCTACGGAAGCAGAGTTGGCGCTAGACCAAGCCAAGCCATCATAGATTCCAATTTCGGTGACTCCTGCCGTTGGACCATTTGCCGTAGTGGTAGAGGCCGATGGCTGCAAGAGAAGTGGGTTAAGGACATCCGTTCCATCTGTAAATTGAGTCGGTGCTGAAATGTGGACAGGCGTGTATTGGGGGAAGTCGGTCTTTGGCTGGAAAGTTCCAACATAGATACTTCGGCTACCTGCTGGTGTCACAGGGGCGGCAATACTTGTTGCTACAAGGTTGATAGGTGCGTGGAGAGAAACGTGCGGAGAGAGGTTCGACGGGGCGTAGGCCGTAGCGGTTGAGGTTGGCCCTGTCGCACTTGAGGTCACGGTGAATGAGCCGGTAGTGGCAGTAGCGACTGTAAAGTTTCCGTTAAAAGCCTGATTGTACGCCCCAACAATAGAAACTCGCTGACCACTAACAAAAGTGTTGCTTGCTGTATAAGTGACCGTTGTTCCGCTCCCACTAATAGCCGTAATATTGGCATTCCCCGGCGTGACTCCGTAGAGAACTGTGCCGGGATTCGATAGGTAGGCAATAAAACTACCGCCAGAAGTAGGGCCGTGACTCGTGATACGAGTTCCAGTCTCAATGCCATCTCCGGCAACTTCCCAGTTTTGATATTGGTTTGCTGAAATAGTGGCAGTAGTGGCGATAGTGACACTTTGGAAAGTATCTGTTCCGGCTATCGTATTTGCCGTGACCCCAGAGGTAAAGGGAATAGTATTGCCCGAACCTAACGGCCCAATCACTTGTAGCAAGTGCTCAAAGGTTGTGTAGGTATAAGTAAATTGTTGGGTGTACCCAGTTAGTTTGCTGAAACCCGGTGCGGCCGTTGCCCCAACATCAAGGTTTGCCGACTCTAGGTAGTCGCCCTCGACTAAGTGAAGACCCTTATAGTCTCCTTGACCAATAGTGTTCTTTTGGAAGTAAACGAGTTTGTATTTGGATGGTGTTTCCGATGTATAAACTTGGATTTCAGTTCCAGCGGGGATAATAAAAGACGAACTAGAGAGTGGGCCGGTTGATTTAGTGCCGAACTTTTGGAAAGCCCATCCGTTTCCGATTGGTCGGATATTAAAGGTCTTTTCACCATCGTTTCCGTTAGGGCCTGTTGGCCCTTGCCAATGAGAGGACAGAACGGCTGTCATTTTGCTAGAACCGTTAACAAAACGGATTTTTGTTCCTGCTGGTAGAAGTCGTGATGTTCCGACCTTTTGGTTTTTCTTTATGTTGGTGTCGAAAAGCCCCATAAATCCAGTCACGGACATTTTGATAGGAACGCTCTTTACATTTTGGTATTTGTATTTAGGCGGCGTAGTTGGGGGTAGGATTAGTTGGCGTGAGCCGTAGGTATCAGCAGTGACCTGACCAAAGGTAGTCCAGCCACCTTGTTTGATTGGTGGCATTGCGTGGACGCTATCAATAGTTGCTACTTCAGCAATATTTGAGCGAACAACTTTGGTGGTTGCTTTTAACTTCTTCTGGGCCTTTTTGCCAGAAGTTCCACTTGCTTTTGGTTGCGGAACGGTGAAGTGGGTGTAGTGGACATTTATTTTTTTGCCCGCGCCTTGTCCGGGTGCGTAGAAAGCATTATTGGGGTCGTGGATAACGACCTTAAGTGGGTGTTCTTTGCTATTTCCCTTGTGAACAACAAAACGGTTTTTTACAGGGGCAGAACCCTTACCAGTTGCGACAAAAGCGTAATCAGGTTTTGGTCGTGAATGCTTAGTTTTCTGTGTCCAAGACATATTTGCCGTTGAGCCGAAATAAACAGGTGCTTGAAGACCAAATGAAACGTTGTCTCCCGAAGCGTGGGCCGCTGGCGTTGTGGAAGCACCGACCGGGCCATATTGGACAGGGAAAGCGCGCTGAAGAATCTTGTATGTTCCACTTGTTGTGGTTTGAGAAACGGTCTGAAGCAAAATGTTTTCACTTGTCTTACCAGAGATGTTTCCGCTAATAACGCCTGTGGTTGCGTCAATCGCCCCACCGATATTTACCCAAAAACTCCCAGAAATAGGTAGACCCGCACCATTGATAGTGATATTTGTTCCGGCCGTAGTGGTAGTTGCGATAGGTGTAGCAAGGGTTGCATCGGTTCCAATAGGAAGTTGGGTGTAAATCTTGGTCTTGTCTAGCGACTGCTGAATATGAGTAGATACGAGTCCAACAGATAGTTGGGTATTTGCCGTGTCGTTCGCCGTAATTGTCCAGTTGCCGATATTGCTTGGGAAATCAGCATTGGCTTCGGAAAGCAAGTTGTCGCTTGACTGAACGATTAGGCGATTGATTGCGTTTTCGCCATCGCTATAGACAGCCAACATTGGAAGTTGAGGTTGCGCTGGGTCAACTAAGAAGTGCTTGACATTCCAAGAGCCAAACCAAGATTTGTTTTGGAAAGATTTGGATACTCGAACATAGGCGTAGTAAAGGGTGTTGTCCTTAAAACCGATAGAGGAATCAATCAAAGTTTGGGTAGAGTCATCATTCCCCGATTTTGACCAAATAGGCGTAGATGTATCTGGTGAAAAACCAAGACTTTGGTAGGTGGTGTCATCAAAGATACGGACTTCCCATCCGTTCTGTGGGTCTTCGTCAAAGTCGCTGTATTTCCAACCGATAGCGGGCGTTTCACCAGCC